TGGACGCAAGTACCACAAAATCATCTTTATTGATGGTGGTGGGCATCGTTCGGTTCATGCTTTTGTTGATAAGAAAACTGGCGAAGTGTATAAGTCTGCCAGTTGGAAAGCACCTGCCAAAGGTGTGCGTTATGATCTGCGTTTGATTGAGCAACGTGAATGGTTATTTGAGAATGCTGATTGGGCAGGTGGTTACTTATACGCAAAGTGATTATGACATCAACTGACAAACTCATTTTCATCTCTTCGTTCATTTGGTTTTTGCACTGGGGTCAATGTCTTACATCACGCATTCTGGATACGGTTATTCTAAACGCCTCTGTGAGGATGTTACCACTTGGTTTCTGAATAAGTTTCTGCCCCGTCATAAGATTGGTGTAGAGATTCTTCATCGTGGTCTAAAGCGCGAATGTGTCAATGGTTATTGTGATTATACGGGAGAATCTTATCGTCCACGACAGTTTCTAATTGAGTTGGATACTTATATGGATGAGGAGTTGTATACAAAAACTCTTTTGCATGAACTGGTCCACTTGCGCCAATGGGTGAGTGGTTCATTGAAAATGCATCGTGGAAAAATGTGTTATGGCAAAGAACCCGTTGAAAATTATGAGTATTGGTATCAACCACACGAAATAGAGGCACGGGAGCAAGAAGAAACGCTATATCTTGAGTATCTGTTTGAGAAGAACGGGTGGACAGATCATCAAGTGGCACAGTTCTTCCCCAACCGCCTGATGATGGCAGTATAATTACAAGGTAATCAACCACATTATGAAAAACTACCGCATTCAAGTCACCACCTTTGATGGACTTCGCACCGTCTGGTATGAGAAGTCCAAAGCAAAAAAAGCAACTGACATTATCTGTCGTCGTGTGTATGATCAACTGTGTGGTCTGAATATCAAAGAAATTGATGTGAGTGTGTCTGTATGAAACCCATTTATATCAAACAGTTTGTGAATCGTTGGTATCTGGTATGGTCTGATACTGGACAGACCATTGCATCATTTGCATCTGAATTTGATGCTTACGCAGCACGACGATCTATGATAGAATACAAAAAGAACGGAGGAAAATTGTGAAACAACTTCTGCTATTGACTGCGCTGCTGTTTGCTTCTCCAGCACTGGCACAGACCGCACCAGCAAAACCTAAAACTTATCGTCCTTTTACATATGAAACTCCTTGTGCCCTTGAGGCAGGACTTCAGACCTACTTTGATACTTGTAAGGTAGTCGAAACCCGTGAGATTGGTGGAGCACTGCGAACCCGTAACATTTACTCCAATAAGTTTGCTCTGACGATCAAATCCTGGTTTGATAAGGAGAAAGGATTTATGACTTGGGACAGTCATAATAAGTTTGCCTATAAGTGGGAGTATACAGTTGCTGGTGTCAATGATCAGGGTGCCTGGAGTAAGGTGATGCCTGGTTTTCTTCTTCAAAACGTTTCTTGGGACTGATGACAATGACTGAAACACAAGTAAATCTAAATGTTCACGAAATTGGTGTGATTCTATCTGCACTGCAAGAACTCAACCTGCGTGAGGAAAATAGAATTGCACGGGAATACGGAAGTGCTGCGGCACTGTATAACAAACTCTACTCGCTCTGGGAGCAGATGGACACTTCGCAAACTGGACTACGCAACGACGTGGTGCCGTCGTTCTGACCTATAATTACAAGGTAATCGAGGGACACCCCATGACCGCCTTCCCCACTCTCCAGTCCGCAGACGGCACGATGCTGGTTGGTTACTATCCTGTGAAGACGCCCTATGGTGACATCAGTCAGGAATGGTGCCTGCAGGTTCTGTCTTGGAAAGGTGTCGATCAAATCTCCAAGAAGTTTCTGAATCGTGTTGAGAAAACTCTTGCGATTCGTGAGCGTCTGGCACTGGGTTATGTTGAAACTGGTGACAACTCTGATATGCCTCAACTTGGTAATCCTTTCTACGGTGCTTGCTGATGAAATTACGTTATTTGATTCTTGGTGGAATTGGATTTATTGTTGGGTGGAATGTGTTTCTTATTCAACGTGACCAATCAATGTTTAATTCTTACAATCGTTGCCTTCCTGTTGAACAATGCTCAAAATGAACGACGAAGACATCAAACAATTTCTGAAAGCATTTGAGGATTTCATGAAACATTCCGAAGAGCAAATTGATTCCTATCAAAAGTGGGAAGAAGCAAAGAATTATACTGAACTCTTTTATGAGCAGAAAGCAAGCGAATTGGAAATCACAGTCGATTATTATATGCAGGAGTTCATTTGATGAATCAGAAGACAAAACTCATTCTGGCACAAATGCAGGTTGAGAACATCTATAATCTTCTCAAAGAAGGATCTTATGCTGGTTTCTTCTCATCACATTTGTTTCCTGTTAAATTTGAGATCGAACGTCAGTTGACAAATCTATCACATTCATCTAAAATAAAGGAGTAATTTACACATACCAATGAAATCTCTTTACATTGTTGACTACTGGGTTCCGTTTCCTGCTTCCGAGTATGGTGGAGTCATTAATTTGATTGCAGAAAACGATACACAAGCGTTTGAACTGCTTGCCAATGAAGGAATGTTTGATGATCAATATACTGATCGGATTATGGAAAGAGTTGTAAACGCACAAAAGTTTGCTCTTGTGGATGATTACGAATCTGGCATTATTGACGCTTTTACGACCTGATAATTATGGAAACACTTTATCGAATCGAAGAATACTTCACCAATGGGTGGGAACTGATTGACGAATCAGCATGTAAACTGACCCGAGAACAATGTGATCAACGACTTCAAGAGTATCTTGAACGAGGATATAATCCGAATTGTCTCCGTGCAGTCCGTGATAATTGAATTCCCACACAAACCTCCCAAAGGAATGTATTATGAGCAAACAGAGTTTAAACGCAATGTTGTTGCTATCTGGATTCATTATCAGCGTCGGTTTGATTACAATCTTGGTGATCCCGTTCGTTGTATCTGGGGGTTCTACAATACCAAAAAGAAGCAATACTTTGCCCCTGTCAACTCCAGAACCATTGGAAAGGCAGTGGACATAGAGAATACAACTCCTTATTCTGCAATGCAAACAAAACAAACTCCACTTGAATCAGCATTTGTATGAATTACATACCAAAAGTCAATGATTATGTCATCTGGACCAAAGGTGTGGAAGGTTGGGTGTATTTTGCTGATGCCGAATACATTACGATTGAACAATCCGTAAGACCCAAAAGTGATGAGAATTATGAAGCATGTTCACTTCATCGAAATGAACGTGTGCTTGTGTTGTGTTATCCAGAGCAATGGAAAGAATTGATTTATGTAAGATCAAGAGATTCAGGACATGAAGAAGAGAAAAACATTATGGAGATTCTGGGCAAAGGCATTGGGAGAGAAGGCATCAAAAAATGACAGAGAAGCAGACCACATTGCTCATATACGGACTGTTATATTCACTACTTATCTTCTTACTAATCTATTCATTATTGCAGGCGTAATTCGACATTGGAATGACAATGAAATACCAAGTTGTATACTTCAAATCCAAGAAGAACAAAATCAGCAAACAAACCGCAATTTTCTATAACATTGAAGATGCATCCATGTGGGAGAAGCATGTTACCACACAAGGATTTCAAAATGTGGAGATTGTGCCAGTTTTTTAAGTGGCACAATCTTTTTTGTTTGAGCAGCATTTACCCGTATAATACACTCATACACAAGGAGGACATCTTTTGGAAGTTCCAATGGTTGAGATCAATGAAACCAATTATTGTAATCAAAAACCGATTACAATGGATATTTCATTTGAAGAGCATGATCTGATCAATGATGCCATCAATCATGTTCTGAATGCTTATGATTTCATTGGATACATGGATCTTCATGAACTACCTGAGGATTCTGAAACTCTGAAGAAATATGAAAGGATTCTTGCCATCAAAGAACGCTTTCATGTAGAATGGATGCGTCGCTTCGACAACCCCCCTTACGACAACAACTGATCATGCAGAACCTTCACATTGAACACCCTGAAGACAGCATTCTGACGGGAGATCTGAATGTATTGGACTGGTTTGTGGCAGCAGGCACTTTGTCCGTCAAGATGGATGGTGCTCCTGCGATTGTGTGGGGCACTGATCCTGCAACCAATACATTCTTTGTTGGCACCAAAGCGGTGTTCAATAAAGTCAAGATTCGCATTGCACATTCTCATGAAGAGATTGATCAACATTATGAAGGTAATGTGGCAGAGATTCTGCATGAATGTTTTGATTATCTGCCACGCACCGAAGGTATTTTTCAAGGCGATTTCATTGGTTATGGTGGAGATTGCGAATACACTCCTAATACCATCACTTATCAGTTTCCTGATGTAATTTCTCAGCGTATCATCATTGCTCCGCATACGGTTTATGAAGCAAATGATGATCTGCGTGACAGTTGGACAATTCCACTGATGCTGAATCTGGACAGCACTGAAAATGTTCTGTTTGTGAAACCAAAAGCATATATTCTGCACAATCAACGGTCATTTGCTGATGTGGAGGAAGTGTGTGATTTTGCGCGTCAAATGTCTACTGTCGTCAATTTTGCTTCCAAATCCGAAGCAGAAAAGATCAAGAAGCAAATCAATGCTTGTATTCGTGAGCAACGTGACATCAATGCTGAAGATTTTGAGTGTGATCGTCTGTTGATTGAGTTTTGGAAACTGATCAAGTCCATCAAGGAAGATTGTCTGTTCCTGTGTCGCAATGATGGTCCTTCTGCTTATATTCAACAGGATCGTATTGATGCAGAAGGTTATGTGATGTCCAATGAGTATGGCACTTATAAACTGGTGAATCGTGAGTTCTTCAGTCATGCCAACTTCACGATGGAGAAAGCGTGGTCTAAATAAAAATAAAAACTGGAAGCAGCGGGTGATCCAATTAAACCAGAGCAGGTGATTCGATTGGATGCAGAAGCACAGAAAAATCTCAGAAATGCGATGAGACCAACCAGTTCTGCAAAACCAGCACCAAAAGCAGATAAAGTTAAGAATTTCATTCAAAGAATGAGAATTAACACCATGTTCTCACCACTGTAGAATCATGAAGACATTTTCTCAGTTTATGGAAGCAGCAAAAGGTGATGGTGCTTCTCCTTACGAAGTATATAAACCCACAAAACCTTCTAATCCAGGTCCGCCACCACCAGGTTTTGATATTAAAGATTATCTGAAGAATTTGCCTGTTAAAAAGGCATCAGTTAAGGAAGATATTGGTAGTGGAAACTATGCAACTTATGTAAGAGAAAGAGGAAGAAGAAAATACAATGTTCCTTCTCCTTCTCAAATTAATAAAGAAAGAAAGTTGGCATATATGTTGAGCAAAGATCTGCCACCACCAGAGTATAGGTCATCAGCAACATAAATACTCTAAAAACTATTTGTTAAAATGTTAAACGAAGGTAATAAGCAAGACGAATATTTAGAAAAAAAGGGTGAAAGTTCAAAAACTACTGCAATGAGAAAAGCGTCCTCAAGAAGAGGGCGTTTTAGTAGTGGTGAGACACATCAAGGTTCAGAAAGAGAAAATATCACATGGGCAAGACCTGGAACAAGACCTCATGCCGATTCATTAGATCGTCAGAGAAAGAGTGCTCATCGTAACGAAAGAGGAAGAAAAAAACCACAAGCAGGATCATCGCCAGAAGATCGTAAATGGGCAGAATTCTCTGGAGATGAACCTAAAGGTAAATATCAAAAACTGCAAAAACAAAAGGAAGCAGGGCAAAGAACAAACATTGAAGCACAAAAACAAGGATTGATCCGTAAAGGAGAAAGAAGAAGAGAACTTCGCACTCAAGCAGTGAATGCAATTCGTAGAGCAGTTGGTGGTGGTTATGTTAGTGAAGCAAAAACATTTGAACAATTCATGTGGTCAATTTATGAATCGACTGGAATGACTCCAGAAAATTCAAGAACTTGGAAACGCCTTGTTCAACAGCGTGGTGATCGACCTTTTACAAATCCAAAAAGACCAAATACTAAATCTGCAAGTCGAAGAGAAGAAGAATCAACTTCACCACCAAAAAGAAAACCAAGAAGATTAGATTTTGAAGAAAGATGAAAACATTTTCAGAATTTATTGCAGAAGCAAGAAGAATGAGAATTCTTCGCACGGCACATTATACGACTGCATCAAATAAAGAGAACATTTTAAGATCAGGATTCAGAGATTCCCCATCAACGGGAACATATCATCCAGATGAAAGAAAGGATATTGTTTATACCACACCATCATCGAGAGTTGGATCTGATTATCATCCCCATTCTAGAGTTAATTTGAAATTGGTAAATCCAAAAGTCACTAGTACTGATTCTCCTAGAGATTTTGGTAAAAATATCAAAAATTGGATGAAATCTTCTTCGATTGAAGATATTAATAGCAAAAAAGGAAAACCAACCAGTGCTTCTGATCAAGCAAGAGCAGCATTTAAGCAAGGTGCAAAAGTTGTAAGAGTTCCAAATGCACATGGTGGATTTACTCCAAGACCAGGACAACCACAAGGATCTTATATTATGATGGACAAAGAAACTGCTAATAGATCAATTGATCGCAATCCATCGCCAACATTTAAAGCAAAAAATAAACCAAAAAGAACTCAAACACAACCAAGAGGAATGAGTTCTTCTCTTTCAACAGCAGGATCTCCATCAAATACAGGATTTACACCAGGACAAGGTGGAAGATATGGTATTGGGGGAGTTGGTCTTGCTGACTGAGGACAGTTGAAGAAGTGTCACAGTCCCCTCCAGAATCGCCTGTAGCACGCTTATAATACTGAGGTAATCGCAACCACCTCTCATGATTGCTGACACCGCTCAAGACGCTCAGATCCGCCGCACAATTATTCAAAGTGTGGAGCAGATGGATCAACGACTGCTGCAACGGATTGCTTATGAATGCCGTTGTGAAGAAATGGGTATTCGCCCTGATGGTTGGAAACTCTATCCTGAGGACTGATGGCGACTGGTGTTTTCTTTCTGATCGGTTATCTCATGGGTGCTGGTCAAATTCTTCTTGTTCATTCTCTTCTTAAAAACAAATGAATCCAACACAACTTCATCCTGCATTTGCAATGAATCTTGGTTATGATGTGAATGCTATGAATGATTCTGAAAAAGTTACTTTGGTTCGTCGCCGTGTTGTTTATGAGGAACTGGTGATGAGTAAAGATGAGTTTGATAAAATGAATCAAAAATTAAAATTGCATGATGGTGAATTTTATCTGTCAGAGTTAAAAATGGATGATATTCAATTTCCAGATTTTACTGATGAGCAAACTGAATACATTGCATTTCCTGGTGATGTCACTTCCTTTACTGATGATGCAATTGCATTTTTGTTTGAGAATAAGGAATGGACTGATAGTTACGAATTTGTAAACCTTGCATCGTGAAAAAAATGAATCTCTACATTATCAATGATGTCCTGTGTGATTACAGTTGTGGAATGTGTGTGATCGCAGCGGAATCTCTGCCCCGTTGTGAAGAAGTGTTTGTTGAAGAGTTTGCACCACGTTGCAGTGATTATGTCAAAGAGTGTACGCAAAAAGATTTCAATACTTCAGAAATCAAAGTGATTGAGAATGTTCCTTATGAGAAGGAAGAAGTGATCTCTTATGTGTATGGTGGAGGTTGACATGACACAAGATCAATTGATTCGCAGCATCAATCAAGAACTTGAGAATCTGATGACATTGGATGAGAAGTTGTCAGAACAGTATGATGCTTATTGTTATTATCCTGATACTGATTATGAACCGATTGTGGAACGATTCACACCTGAACTTCTGAAAGAACTTGAAGAACTTGTACGGGAACTTGACTCATGACTGACTACGGATTCTATTCCCCAGAAGAACTTAAAACACTAAACGATTCTGATCTGTCATTTGAGATCTCAGATGCGGTGATTCTGAATGTGACAGATGCTGATGCTTATCTAGATCTTCTGATTCAAGAACTGAAGAAGCGCAATGATTAAGTGTCCATCCTGCCAAATTGAAAAGGATACGTCTGAGTTTATTCTTTCAACTCAAGGTGTTTTTCCTTTGATCTCTGTGTGTTTATCCTGTTTGGATGAGTATTATATTGAGAATGTGAATTGTGCATGTTCTGTGTGTCAGCGTAAGTTGCCATCATCTTATTTTCAACATTATCGCACTCGATTCAAAAAGAATGGAATGCGACTGCGAGTGAATACCAATTGCAAGGATTGCTCTAAGAAAGAGTCGTCCATTGTATCACGGTTAAAGAAGAGTCATCCAGCACCAGAATATTTGACTCCATGCCCACAATGTGGTAAGATTTGTTATGAGAAAGTTGAAGATATTCCCGAAGGTGTACAAGGAACCAATGGTCCATGGCAATGTGATCATGATCATGCAACCAAAGAGTTTCGCGGATATCTCTGCAAACGGTGTAATACTGGAACTGGATTGATTGGTGATAATTTGGATTATTTTCAAGTCGCAGTACAAAACAAAAAGGTCAAATGAATCTGAATCAAATCATTACATCTGATAATATTGAATATCTGAAGACATTACCAGATGAATGTATTGATTTGGTTGTGACCTCTCCACCGTATGATGAACTCCGTGATTATCATGGATATACTCTGAATCTTCATGGTTTAGGAGAACAACTTCTACGTGTTCTGAAAGATGGTGGAATCTGTGTGATGGTCATACAAGATTCGACAAAAGATTTTGCAAAGTCATTGACATCATTTCGCACCATTGTTGATTGGTGTGATAATATAGGGTTTCGCTTGTTTGAGTGTAATATCTACAATCGCCAAGGAACCGAAGGTGCATGGTGGAAACAACGATTTCGGGTGGATCATGAATATATGCCTATTTTTCTAAAAGGTAAGAGACCACAGTATTTTGATAAGGAAAATCTCAAGATTCCATCCAAACATGCAAACAAGGTAATGACTGGTGCAAACATTCGCACCAAGAATGGAAGAACAGGATCCAGACAAGTAAAGATCAATCCAACCAAATGTCCTGGTACGGTGATGACGTTTGGTAATACCTGTGGTGGTGAAAGTAAGTTAAAGAGTCAACATCCAGCGGTGTTTCCGAATATGTTGGCGTATGATATGATTGAATGCTTCTGTCCTCCTGGTGGTGTTGTACTGGATCCTTTCAATGGTAGTGGTACAACAACTCTTGCAGCAAAATGTTTGAATCGCAATTATATTGGTATTGATGTATCTGAAGAGTATAATAGCATTGCATTAAAGAGATTGAATGAAGAATCTATTGTAAGAAAGGTTGTTGAGAAAGAATCTTCTACATCTTTAGAATCTTTTTATTTGTCTGAGTAATTTGTATCAATTTATACCAAAAAAGGTTAAATTTAATTAAAAAATATAATAAAAAATATAAAAGTGTTTTTTGTAACATTCTCAATAAGATGAATATTATTGAGAATCAATTGGGTATATTGTTGAGAATAGGGTCTTATAAGTAATGTTCGATACTTATGTTTTGAATACTTATAAATGCCTCTGGGTCTTGTGATAAATGCCTGATCCTTATGTTTTGAATACTTATAAATGCCTGATCCTTATGCAAGTAGAGCGAGCAAGCTATCACAAGAACGCAAAAAAGTCAAGCACCCCCGCCGAAAATGTTACAAGACGCATACAATTCTCGACGATAGTGCATATATATTAGCATGAATCTCGACGAGACCTACATCTAGACAGGTTGCATCTCGTCGAGTTTTATGCTACAATTACACAGTCACTCACAGAATCTCGACGAGCATTATGTACGACGATTACGATCTCGACTATACATACAGCAACGATTACGGACAAGATCTCGACGAGTATACATCAGATCTCGACGAGGATTATACACGAGATGGGCAAGATTATCAAGATCTTGCATATCGCCATTATGCATGATAGAATCTAGTACAATCGCATCTAGTTATCATGATCATACAAAAGCAACAGGTACGGGTTATTCTAGACATCGAGTGTTATGATGATCTGAATCTAGAAGATATCAATTGGCGCGAAGTGCTTCAATTGGAAGGGGGAGAGGAAGTATACACCACCATCAAGGAGTTTGACCCCTTCTGATTCTCAATAACGATTTCTTATTGAGAATGATGTGACAGTTCAAAAAGTGGCACAAGGACACCACACCCTGTGCCCTTTGTGGTCTTATAGTGGCGAAGTTCGCATCAGAAACTCATGCCTACCAAGTTTTATGTTGAGTCAGGACACGGTTGTTTGTATTTTGCAGACGATCATGAATTGTTTTATGCTCCGATCAATGTTTATGGGTTTGTTGACTTGGAGGAGTGCTGCCCTGTAGATTTGGCGGACTATGAGACGCCAGAAGACGAAGCACACATTCTGCGGATTCGGGATCTGCTTGTGCCAGTTCAAAAAGTGGCATAAGGGTCTGGCACACTGCTTGAATCCCTGATACATTGATCATGTTCGCCACACATCACTGACATGGCAACCCGTTCTCGCATTGGACTCGAACTTGCTGATGGTTCGATTCTGTCCGCCTATCACCACTGGGATGGTTATCCTGAATGGTTGGGCAGGATTCTTCAAACTCACTACAACAGCAAGGATAAAGTTGCTGCCCTGATTGATGGTGGCGACATGTCATCCTGCTGGACAAAAGAACGCTGGGATGAGAGTGCTGACGGCACTTATGCTCCTGAGTATTATTCTCAACGGGGTGAAGATACTCCGCCCCGTTGTGATGCTAACCTGACTGAGTATCTGTCAAATGGCGAAGAATTTGCCTACATCTTCAACCGTCTGGGTGAATGGATCTGCTACAGTATTCAGGGCGATGCTGCCAACCTGACTGAGATTCCTTCGGGGGCGCTGGCAGTTTAAGAAGTGTCACAAGGGGTGGCGACACTGCCTCCGCCACCCTTATACTACAAGAGTCAACCAACCACACACCACATGGAAGACACACTCTGGTCTGAGATCGCTGATGCTCCTGGTGAAATCTTCGACATTCCTGAACTTCGGGAATTGGATGAAGAATACCAGAATGATGAGCAAACTTGGAACGCATTTCTTAACAGCAACTGGGACTTCTGAATCATGACACTGACCACTCTGACTTTTGAGGAACTGGATGCCATTCTGGCACTGATTGAGTTTCATGATGATTGGAGTTTTGTGAGTGAGAAACTGAATGTAGATGTTTCTGCACTCTATGAGAAACTTTCTGAAATGAGGGACGAAGTATGATTACTGCAATTCTGGGTGGCGTCATTCTCGCCACCTTTGGAGTTATGTTCTACCTGGATGATCGTATGGGTGGTGGACTTTATGATCCTGACCCTACTGCTTTTGACCGTCATCGGAGAAACCGCAAATGATTCCTGACACTTACAACTTCACTGGCGACACTGTGACAGTTCTCGGACTGGTCGGTGTCATCTCCACTGGCATCATTCTGGTGCTATGCTTCACTCGTTACTTCAATTCTCCTCTGCGGAAATGACTGAAACCCTCAAAGAGTATCATTTCGATGATGAACAAATTGACTTTTTGATGCGTATTGTGCGGGACAATGCACAATACGAAGATGATGAAGTTCGTGAGTGGATGGAAGAACTTGCGAATCAAATTGAAGACCAAATTGTAAATCACCCCACCAACGACTGATGACTTACAAAGAACTTCTGCAACAGTTACAACAACTCACTCAAGAACAACTGAATCAGGATGTTGCAATCTGCTCTGAAGATGAACCTGATGAAGTATTTCAAGCATCCGTAGAGTTTGTGTTTGCGACCGAGGAATGTGATGTCCTCGATGTTGACCACCCTATCATTCGTTTCTGATTTACAATGACCAACACTTTTGATCGTCAGGCACTCGTTGAAGCATACATTGACCGTTTGCTTGATAACATGAGCACCAAAGATTTGCTTCGTATTGTTGGTGACCAGATGGAAGAAAACATCACCAGTTATACTGATGAGGAACTGATTTCTGAGGTTGAATCTTACTATCCCGATCTGCTGGAGGAATCTGCACAATGACCAAACAACTTCTGATCTCTCAACTTCGTCTAGGCAAAAATGGGAACGACATCCTTTCGATTCTTGATGCACTGTGTTCTGGGATGGACAGTGGTGAATCTCGTCAGGATAATGTTCCAACCCTAGACGAGATTCAGTTCTAAACTCGACGAGATGTGCCACTTCTCCTAGTGGCACATTCACTCTCGACGAGCATAGGCACATCGACTAGATTATGCACATCTCGACGAGCACATCATGCAAACCGCATTCGTCACTCCAATCTCGAAGAAAGCAAAGAATCGCTTCGCCAACCTTATGGACAGCGACGATCAATGTATCATCGAGCAACACAAAGGCAACAAGGTCTTTCTTACATCCATGAACAAGCGTAACCATTTCTGGGTTAACCTTGACAGAGACCCTGACTGGATGGTAGAATTATGATCAAAGGGGAATGAGATGCGCCCCGCTCTTAAGAAAAGACACTCGATGAGTAGAGCACAGATAATCATAGCATAGGCGTAGGTGATGTGGAACTCAGGATCGGGGTGGTGCCTGATCCTTTTTACTTTTCTTCATCTTTAATTATTTCAAGGCTGGTGCGGTGGCGATGTATTGTCGTCTACAGGGATACCCCTCCCCTCATCTGATTGTCCCTATAAGATACTGCCAGACGGGGCAAAAAACGCCAGGTGTGTGCCAGTTCTAGAGGTGGCACACAAGCGGTAGCGGGGGTCGGTTCTGGGGTGCCATCATTCCGTCAACGGCGCACCACTGACGCCGCCCACCACCTCAGACCAATGACCTACACTGCTGAGCAAGTTGCCACCCTGATGAACACCATCGCGGTGCAATCACAACCCCAAAGTGTATCTCAATCTGCACCAGTTCTTGATCCGATCGACGCTAAGATCAAGGCAGAGACTGATGTTAAGGTTGCTGAAAAGATGGCAATTCTTCAACAAAAGATTGAACAAATTGCCCTGATCAATGCAACTTTTCAGGTGATTCTGGAGGAAACTTTAGGATCTGCTGCTGCTGAGTTGATTGTAAAAATGCTGGACAAGTCCCGCATGAGTAACAACGACTTCCACCGATTCGTTGGTGCTTATACTCTGCCAGGCATCAAAGATGACCTGCACAAGCGTAACCTACTTCGCGTGGTTTCTGCAATTTATCGCCTGAAAGTTAAGGATCTGAGTAAGTCGCAGCAGGCATCTTTGCGGTCGATTGTGAAGTATTCTACCGCTTGCCCCCATTGTGGCGCGATCGCTGCCGCACTGGTGACCCGTCTGGGGATTCAGGGCATCAAGATGTGACAGTCGAATAGGTGGCACAGGGGGCATCGACAGGGTGCCCCCAGACCCTATACTGATCTCAGTTCACACCACTGAACCATGCAAGTCG